CGCTTAATCGGCCCATAGTGCAAACACCGATTCCGCAGCGTCATAACGCACGTCTCCATCGCAAACGGCGGACAATGCTTACAAAGATCCTGGAACTCCTTACCCTTTCCCGAACCATAGCTATCCCAATCTGAACTCTCACACGTCACACCCTCACTAAAGACGTCAATATAGTCCTCATACTCACCTGCCAGATAGGCTTCCATAATCTTGGGGAACTGAGGCGTACAAGTATGCGCATTGTAGCTGGTCTGATAGAGGCCCGCTTCGGCTGTATCCGACTGCACGTTATCGGCACTCTGATCGCGCCCACAGCAGTGCATCCCACTCGACTCTCTCATACCCAAACCGTACAGAAGCGCATAAGCGTGCCGCAACGTCGCTAGTCCCGCGTGCTCATTACACATCCCCAGGCGGATGAAATCCTCCTCATATTCCGACAGCGCATCTACCGTAGGGTCGCCCTGAGCGCGCTTAGCCTGCTCCACCGCCGTCGACGCACCCTCCTGATAGGCTCGAACTACCTGCGCCCATCCGAGGGCAAACCCCTTAATGTAGCCATCCGGAGCAACCCCACGGTCCTTCCACTTGTATTGGGCGATTTCGCTCTCCATCGCAATCTTAATAATCGCCTCTTGGTATGCGGGGGGCGGCTTCGGCCCCGGCCCCGGCCCTTCTACCGCCTCCCCGACGATCGAGCTTGCAATCGCCTCGCAAAGCTCTTCAAAACTCTCATGATAAAGATCGGTATCTGCTTCCGAATCCACAAAGCAAACCTCGATCAGAATCGCAGGCTCCTCCGTATTATTCAGAAAGAAGAGGTCAGTGCGCTTCTTCGGCCCCCTATTAACAAAGCCCACTCCTGCAATCGCATCCACAACCTTCTTTGCGTGCTCATTCCCCTTCGAAGAGACGTAGAGCACCTCAGTGCCCATTGGCTTCCCCGTAGTCTCATAGGCATTAAAGTGCACCGAGACGTCCAAGTCACGCGTTTTGCTATTATGGAAGTTCACAATCGCATTCAAATTCGCATTCTGCGAAGTCGAATTGTTGTCGTGAAACACCGTGCAAGTATGCTCCGTGCTCCCGCTAATAAGATCCTCCACCCGATCCACCACCCGCCGCGCCTCGTCAACCTCATCAATAAAGCCCGAGGCGCCGCGGACGTACTTGCCATGACCGCTCGAAATAACCAATTTCATCACACGGCCTCCTCTCTCGCCTCACTCGGCACCAAAGTAGGCTTCGGCACAACATACTTAGGCGCGTCCACAATCCCCTGAAGCACCGCATAAAGCTCGACCGTCGTAGCGCCGAAGGGAAACTCCTTAATCGTCGTCACCAACGTAGTGTGCTGGTCGTCCTCAAGGAGCAGCTCCCCTTCCGCGCCGTCAAGCGCCTTCAGGATGTCAACAATCTTCGCCATCTGAGCATAACTCACCTTGCGCTCAGCAACTGGAAGCTCAAACATCTGCTTAATGATGTCCGACGTCTTATAGCGGCCCAAATTCAGCAACTCAATCCTTTTCATTACCTGGCTCCTTCTTCCTCTTGACATAACTACCAGCCTCTGCCCCATAGTCTGCATAGAGCTTCGCCAGCTCCGAGAACGAAATCAGCGTAGGCTCAGGCACATTCCTAACCCACGTCTCACCATCGGCCTCGGTTGTCTCAGTCAAATACAACTGCACGATGGGATCTTTAGCCTTGTTTGGATCGCACTGGAACCGCATAATGTTCGTCACAATCGGCATCCCACTCTCCTCTTTCCTCTATTGGTAGGGCGACCAGTAGGCCGCACACATCTCAGTACCTAGGTTAGGCGTCACCCCTATAACGTTCGCCCCACCCACCGCTGGATAGGACTTCCCCGCCCTAAAGTGATTGTTGCCCGACGGATTCAACGCCGTATCCTGCGTAATGCCCGTCAGCGTAATCGAGCCCACATTCGTACAAGCCGCCGCAATTATCACCCCTCCTGCAACATTCGGAGTAATCGAAATCGAAGGATTCGACCCCGCAACCGTCACAGCCGGCGTCAAACTAACCAACCCATAGAGCGCATAGACGTGAATGCCGTTCAGGGTGGTTGAACTCGCAGTGCTCGCATCAATCGTCGCCGTCGTCCCAGTCGGCCACGCCAGCCCGAATATCCTCGAATGCGTTCCCGCCCTCAACAGCGTCATCGCATTGCCGTCTATCGTGACGCCAGTCGCCGGCGTCCCCGATTGGTCCTGCAGAACCACAACCACAAACCTATTCGCAGCCGCCGTCCCAATCGCAACTCCCGCCCAACTCCGCGCACTCGTCTTAGCATCGGTAAACGCCACCGAACTAAGCGTCACAAGCGGCCCCGCCCTAAATCGCATTCGCGCCTTCCTTTAGGTGCTCAGATTCCCAATAATAACCCACTCATCCGTACCGCGCTTATAAAGGGTCGCCCCGCCGTATTGGGAGGGGATCTTCAGGCCCGTTATCGTCCTAATCGTTACTCCACCCGTAGCGACTACCGTAGTCTGCCCCGCCCCGATCTGAACAATGTTAATATACGTCCCAACAGGGAACGCTACACTGGAGTTAAGCGGCACCGTAAGGTTATTCGCCCCCGCAACATTCATCTCGACCGTCTTACCCGCATCCCCGAGCACCAGTGTGTAACTCGCCGTCTGCGTATTAATGTCCGACGACGCCACCACGACACTGTTGTGGTAGAATGGCAACCCAGCCTGCACCGCCCCGGCTACGCCTAGACCTCCAGCCACCTTAAGCGCACCCGTAGTGGGCGAGGCGGCGGCAGTAGTACTTGTAATAGAGACATCACCAGCGGCCGTGACGGCAATGCGTACCACATTGCTCGTTATAAAGTGCAGTGGGTGCGCAGAAATCAAGCCAATTATGGCTTGCGTAATATCCGCATACATCCCCACTGTTACGCTGCTGGCCTGGACAATGAATTGACCAGACACGGCGTTTACAATATAAATGTCGGAACCGGCGTAAATCTTACCCCCAACACCCACACCTCCAGCCACAACCAACGCCCCCGTGCTGGTCGAGGTAGAGGGGGTGGTGTAGTTTACTTCTAATTTCCCAGTGCTTAATACACCACCTGAAATGGTAACCCCGTTCGTAGAGCCCGCGGTATAAAATGCCGTTATAGATCCGTCGCAAATTATATTGAATGAACTAACGCCCCCGAGGGTCGTATTCGTCGAACTGTTGGCAAGCAGTTTTACCAGCCCACTGTCTGCATTCGTACCAAGGAACACACCAGACTGCGCGGATGAGCCGGCATTGGTGTTATGCACGAAGAATAAAACGGGGCTATCGGCGCTTTGAGTAATAGTAACCTGGGCACCAAAATAGCCCGCACCTGCAACCCCCACGCCACCTGCAACCACAATCGCCCCCGTGGTGGAACTAGTAGAGGGGGTGGTGTCGTTCTGAATGATCCGTCCGGCACCAACCTCAACATAAATAGCGTCCTTCGTAGTAATGGTGCCAGCCCCACTAGGCGGCTGTATGCGCATTCCATACCAAGCCGCTAACGTCTTGCCACTCGCAACGGCGGGGCCAGACATATTAATCCCAAACAGCGTACCACTAAAGTTCTGCAAAACCGATGGATTTAGGTCTAATATCGAATCAAAAGCCGTAGACGCGGTCGCCCCGTTCCAAACATAGTTAACGCGGAGGGCCTGGTTCGACAGCGCCCCCGTGGCACTCGCACTTGCGTCCTGATAATTGACCTGCAACCCACCATAGATGCCGCCCCCACCAACCGCCGTGGCACGAGAAGAAACAATGAACACACTCGAGTAATTCGACGTGCCCGTATATGTGTCATAAAGGTTCAGACCACCTCCAATCCAGAGCGCACCTCCGACTCCAAGCCCGCCCGCAACCACCAACGCGCCTGTGGTGGGAGAGGTGGAGGCGGTGGTGTTCGCGATGGAAACATCACCAGCAGCCGAGACGGTGGCGCGTATTACATTGCTCGTGAGAATATACAGCGGGTGCGCAGTTTGGACGGCCAGCGCCCCAAAGCCGCCGAAGCCGTCCGTAGCCTGTAGTGCTAGCCCGACTGTATCAAAGGCATTCAAGTAGAACTGGGTTGGGGTGCCAGAAACCCCTGAATACCCATTGAGCGATTTCGCCCAGAGATCGCCAGCAACCCCAACACCGCCACCAACTACCAGAGCACCTGTGACGGTGGAGGTAGATGGCACCGTGGCCGGAATGCTGACGACGCCAATACCAGGACTTCCGATGTCGGGCCCAAAGATAACCCCACCATTACCATAGACCGTAAGCTTAGTGCTCGTCGTTGTAGTACCGCTCGCCGTCGTTCGCAGGATGAACTTCGAGCCCTGCGCCGTATCTGTCCAGGTCTCGTCCGCCTGAAACGCAAGCACACACCGAGGCGCAGAGCTATACCCAGTCGTCCCATAACCATAACTATGGAACAACAGCAAATTATTCCCAGAAGCAATGGTCGAGGGGCTGCCTACCGTCCCTTGCGCACGCCGCCCGGCCCAAGTCGGGGCCGACGTATAGCCATCAAGAAGCACTCCACTGTCGCCCGCAGAGCCCGCAACCCACACGCCCGGCGTAGCCGCAAAGGAGCCTGTCGGAAAAGCCGCTGGCACCCCACCAGTCAGATTGACGTTCAAGGCCCCATTGGTATGAATAGCACCAGGAATAGTAACCAGCCCCGTACTATCAACGGTTAAGACGTAGTCGCCAACGCTATTCATAAAGAGGTATAACTTACCCGGAGCGTCCGTAGCACTGCCACCTATTCCAAACGCAGCAAGAGCCCCGGTATCATTAAACGCTATAAACTCTGCATACCCTGTCGAGAAACCTAACCGAATTGCAACTGACGTATTAATACCACCGACATCGCAAACAAAGTCAGCCGAAGTCGTAGCCGTCGACGTCGAGTTCGCAAACAACACTCCATTATTCACCATCGGCGTAGGCAAACCCCCCGCCGAGGCCGTCGTAAGCGTCGTCCACGAAGTCAGCCCCGACACAAAGATCGTCATATCCCCCGGACTAACCGTCCCAACATCAACCCCCACATGGTCTACGACGTTCAGGACGTTCGCAACCCCAACATTGTTGACGTAGATAACCAGCGCGCCCTTCGCACTTGGCGTAGGCAACTGCACCGTCCGATCGGCCCCATTCGGATCTAACTCATAAATCGAGGGCCCATCAAACCTAATCGCATACGCCCCCACTAAGACCTGGTGCACCGTCCCAAAGCGCGGCGCAATCAGCCTCGGCCTATCCGCCAGATTATCTTCAAGATTGCTTCTCATTCGACCACCACAATCTTCCGCACCACAATGGTCGGCTGCGTCTTATTGACGACGGTCTGCGTCACTCCACCATTTATCGAGTCCGTCGCACCACTCACAGTCAGCGCCCCCGCACTTGCCGTGATCGCACCTCCCGTCGTAGTGCTAGAGCCCACCGTCGTAATAGATGCGACGTTAAACTGCCCCGCACCCGCCTGCGACTGAGCCGAAGTATACTTAATGTCATGCGCATGGCTGCCTTGAGTAACCGCTATCGTCCCAGAGCCCAGTGTCACATTAGGCAAGTTCGCCTGCGCCAACGTCACCGTCTCTGCACCACCTGCCGCACCTACCGTCGCCCCATCAATTCCCGAACCCGCCGCCGTCAACCGCGTCGCCGCTGCCTCCAGGCCAGCCGCAACCCTTCCCCCATGGTCGGGCAGCACACCAGAGCCCACTACCGCATTATAGTCTGGATAATTCGTGGAGGCGCTCGCCAGCGTCGCCCCTTGCGCAGCCTCGTACCCAACCGGCACAGCCGCAAGCTGATTCTCCAACACCGTCCCCACCGGGACGCGCGGCACCCGCTCCGCAATCCACGCCGTCCCCGTCCAAACAACCTTCGTCCGATGCCCCGGAATACACCTTCTCGTCTTCACCAAACCCGCAACCTCACCCGACTGTATCGTACCCGAGGGCGGCGCAATAAAATACGCATTAGCATCCGTCCCCACCTTAAGGAAGCTGCACTCCCACCCCGCATCTCCCACCGCCAGCACCGGCAAGGTCATCGTAATCGCACCGCCCGAGGTGGTGAGCACAAACACCTTATTCATATCCGCCGCCACCACCGAGTAGTTAGCGTTCTTCGCGGCACTCGACGGATTATAGAACGCCTTCGACGCACTCGGAAAGCTCGCCTTCACAACGCTCTTAACGAGGCGAATCTGATCGTCACCCTGAGCCCGAATATCGGTCGCCGCCGGATTATTGACGTCGAGTTCAGAAATCCAAGTCGCGCTCTCAAGGCTCATAGGTTGGCCCCCATTCGATACGGCCCTGCCGCCAATTCACCTGCAATCTCCTCACCAATAATGGCGCGATTGCCCGCCTTCCGCATCTGATCGAACTTCAAAACAGCGTCCGCATTCCCGAGATCCATCGCCAACCTCCAACCCGCCTCCCCAATCAGCCACTCGGGGGCGTTCGCTAGCCAGGCATTTTCGATGTCGCTCGTGAGCGGGTCCGCCGCCTTATAATAGTCCCAATAGAAGGTATAATCCTGATCCGCATAAGAACTAAAAACGATGTTATCCTTTCGAATACTATACGCAACCGGCAGTCCTGGAACAACATCATCACTAGCCCAATACGCATCAATAAGGTCAATATAGATCAACGGCCTCAGACGAGTAGTAACTCCTCCATATCCATAAGCGACTATCCCTAAATCGTCACCTAGGCGCAAAAACCCCGTCGGCAAATTAACCGCAGGGCTACCCTCAAGCAGGATCAACGGCTGCTCCTCCTGTAGGAGGAACTTCGGCAGCGTCTTGCCCTTTTCGAGGTCACGCTGCGCCTCCTGCAACATCAGGATGATGTTCGCCTCGAGGGCGTTGCCAGCCGCCCGAAAGCCAATACCCTGGTTAATCCGCGCTACCGCCGCACTTCTAAGCATCACAGACCTCTTATTAGCAACCAATCATTCTGGCGACAGCAGCCGAAGCGGACACTTCTGGCTGCTCAATACCGAAGTGCGTAGCAGAAACTGTCGAACTTACAGAGGACACCCAAAGCAACCCAGGCACCTCGTCCGTAAAGGTCAGTCTTTGAGGTGCCACTATGGCTGCGACTGCGATTAAGAGGTTTGTCGGCATCAGATTGACTTCCGACCCCCACGCCGTCGCACCACCATCCGTAGTCGACTTGCAGTTGATGCTAACTTGGTTCATTGCCACTTCATCGCCCAGTACTGAGCCGCCATAGAACACATACCACGTCGTTCCCACTATGCAGATCGAGCAAGCGCCTTGGTCGTCAACGCTGCCAGCGAAAACCTTATTGGCCGTCTCAGCAATCGCACTCTCGGTAACCTTCCACACACTCAACGTCATGCCAGTAGTCTGGTCTGGGAGGTTACCCCAAGCACACAGCAAGTTCTGACTATTCGTCAGATCAACCGTAGCGCCCCACTGCTTTGGAGTAGTGGTCGTATCGATCTGACCAGTCGCAATCGATGTCGAAGCCCACTGCGTACCCGGAGTAGCGGAGTCATCGTAGACAAGGCGAAAGATCGTATCCGCCGAACTATCCCAAAAGAACGCCATGATGTCATTGGCGTCAGCAGCCCAACTGGGCATCAGAATGATATTGTCAGCCGGGTCAGCTCCGATAACCGAATACACATCGTCCCTTGCCGTAAACGTAACCGGTGCGCCAACATCCGCACTAAGCATCCGCGCAAAACCGTACTCGACCGCAGGATTATCAATCATGTAAGCAACATAGACGTTGCCGCCACGGGCTCGCACGATAGACAAAGAACCAACGGCCACTACGGCAGTAGACCCAGCGAGGACCGTGGCTGGCCCCAACACAGCATCACTGCTCGCCGTGTTGACGTTATAATAAAGCACGTCGTCGCTAGTCGTATCTATGCAGGCGAGGTGAATGTAGTCGCTCGAAAGCCCACTATCCCTATCGTACCAAACGGCGACAGCAGTATTCAGCCCTGTGTTGATTGTAGTCAGCGTCCAGTTAATCCCACCATTAATGCTTTTCGCCATAACGATGTCGGAGGCATTGGTCCCGCCAGCCGCTGCTTGGACAAAGAAATAATACAGATGTCCGTTGTTCGCCTGAATAGGGCGATTGCTGGCATACCCTTGCGAGTTCATGTTAGTCGAAAATTGCGAGAGAACTAATCTAGCCATGGCACTTTTCCTTTTAGGCCGTAGTGGTAAACATCGAAGATGTCACCACCGCAGAAAACGCACCCTCGCGGAAGTGCATAAAGTGAAAATAGTAGTTTGTTGATGGCAACAGCCCAGTAGCGTTAAACGTCTTCACCCCACTCGTCGTTATGTGACCGGTGCTGCCACTCCACTTGTGCGCAGTCTGCGCCACACCATGAAGATTTTGACCAATTAAAACCATTAGCGGAAACGGCTTCGTCGGAAGCAGCGTAACAACCGCGTAGACTTCACCATCATCAGTGTCGGTAGTGACGCTTCCAGTAGCCGTTGTCGAACCCGTCGCCGCGCCAGACTGACCCGACAGCGTGGGCCTCCCCGGCGCATAGTTGTACCAGAAATTTGAAACGTAATTATTTGATGTCGCAATAACTGTACCACCGAACACATGGAGATCAGGAGTAGAAACTCCCCCATACCCGGCCATCCTATTCGCGTCGTGAAGCCACCTCGTCACCCAATCAAACGTAGCGTCAGCCTTCCAATATTCTTGAAGCCCAAGCACTCGACTAACAAGCACACACCCCGTTATGGTCCTACCTGCCGCCGCCATATAGCCACCAGCATTCTCCATCAGCGGAGGAAGTTCATACTCGAAGACGCCGATGGCGGGCGTTGCATATGGATAAGCATCATAAACAAATTCCTGTTCTGTTTCCTGAATTGCGAGGTTGCGGGAACTATGGTGATCTCCGGTGGCAATCTTCTCATCGCCAAACAGCGGCGGCCCCAGCGGATACTCCTCACGCGGCTTTGGCCACAGATACCCATCCCAAGCATCTTCGTGATAATACCACTGCTGTTGCTCGCCGAACTTCTTGCTGCCATTTAGGTCTGGCGTGATCGTCATATCCCCAACAGCAAGCATATCCTCGTCTTCCATGAACATGCCGCCGTAAAGAACAATCGTCAAACAAACCGGACCATACCCGGCCCCGGTCGAGAACGAATTCGCACAATTCGGAAGCAGGGCATAGTAATCAAGCGCCGCCTGACAAATGCGCTCTCGCATCGTATTCGATGTTGCCGTGTTATAAAGCGAATGAACTAGGTTAACCGTCACGTGCGCCATAGCACCATTCGTTGGATAAATCTGGCCCTGAAAAGCATTAAGGGGACGCATCTGGCTTCTGCTTAATGTATGGAAGCCAACATCATACAACGGCCGGACCATGCGTCCGGTAATATCAAGCGTGGCTGTCGGAGTAGCCGGGCCGACAGGACGAGTGAGATTGGGCGACAACGAATGATTAACAGTGCTGAGAGGGACCAGCGCCTTAGTGCCGGAAACTTTGCAATAAGGCGGCGCAAAGCACGGCACTGATGGATGGTCCGCAAGGCAGTGCAACAGGGCCATTTCCAAAATGACTGTCCCGTTACCACCGCCCGGCTTCGCAGCTTGGTTCGGGAGATTGCTCTCTGCTGCACATAAGCATTCGCCGGGGCTCATTTGAATATACGGCAACAGCGCAACATTATTCGCAGCGTTATATCCTTCCATCCTGCTATCGTAGCCTTGCCAAACAGCGCCTTGGATACTAGCAAGCGCCGGATCAGGATCAATCATCGCGCCGTGGCGCACACCTCCGCCCGTTCCATCCCAAGCTGGACTTGAAAGAGTGATCTGCGGACCATCACCACCCGGATGCACGAAATACGGATCGCCCCTGACGGGGAAATAACCAAACTCCACTGGCTCAGAGAACGTGAAAGTTCGGCCGAGCCAACTCAGCGATGTCGTAGTTGCTGCCGCGCTAACCGTTACATCCATCACGTCACCACTTGATCTTCTAAAGTCGCCCAAGTGCTGAAGTCGCTGCCTACCCCAAGCCGCACCCTGAAGTCATAAGAACCCGCAGCCAACTCGGCACCTGATGCAGTTATCGCGTCTGCTAAAATATCTTCTGCTGACAACACCTGCGGTGGGAAATACGAACTCCACTCGTCACTTTCCGCCACACTTACCTCGGCAAAAATTGTATAACCAGCAACGGCGCTGGCTGGCAAAGTAAAGCGCAGATCAGGCGTCGTGTCGCTAGTTGCAGAGAACACCGTGAAGCTGGTAACGGGCTCAACTACCACTGGACCCGGATCGATCGTTTGCGAAACTGCCAGATCTGGCGGGTTGGCAACAGAACCATTGTCGCTCACAATATAATTTAGCGTTCCAATCGGAAGATCGAACGCCACAATGATATCGCCAAGCGCCGCATCTATTTCCAACAGAGCCGCGTCATCACCTGACAACGAATAATTCGGTACACCTCTCGAATACAAGGTCGTCGCTACCGCAACGAGCGTGCCGACCGGCGCGACATCGTCAACGAAGAAGGTCGCAACCTCGATGTACGAAGGAAAATACCGACCTTGCAGCATTAACCTAGACCTTGCTCTTAAAGCCGATCAGCGTAACAACAATACCGCCGCCCGTGGTCACCGCAGAAGGATCTGCACAAACCGCAGTATTGGCGGAGAAGGGGATAGGAACTTCAAAGCTCTTAGCAAACCCATCCACACCATCCACCTTAGCGGGGACCGGACAAGTCGCCTTAACCGTACCCGCCGCGCCATCTCGCAAGTTAACCAGCACGTCAATATCGGAGTCATTAGAAATGATGATGTCCGTGCAGTAGAACTTAATGCCCGAACCAAGTGCCTCTACAACGGAGGTCGAAGAGCCATCCGTAATCGAGGTCGAGACCCTGGTAACAATGTCCTCCAAATTGCAATGCGGGCGATGGATGAGAACGCCATCGAGACCCGCATAAAGGTTGGTGCGCTTTGCCGCCGCAAGCAGCGTCTCACCCGAGACCGACGCCGTCGTTCTGGCGGCGATCTTTGATCCGACGCTCGTGGTGTCGTCGGCACCGTGCCCCACGGTTCCCTCGACAGCCGCCAGCAGCACAGCCAAGGCATCGCGAATTACCGCGAGTGACGGCACCTCGCCACTCTCTTGCGGAACGCCAGCTACTAGCGTGATTTCATCGAGTTCTGCCATTTTAGAATCCTAGCCAGTAGAAGGTTGAAACTCCACTAACGTCCTCAAACACATCCAACACCGTAACGGTGATCGTCTTATTCGCCGCATTCAGCGTCGCATCAGTCGCCGTAACCTGCACCACATAGGTGTTATTGGCGTCGGCGTCTGTCGGCACTTCGAAGTTCTTCGCGGCCAAACTAAGCAAATCCCCACTCAACGTGAATAGGGCTGCATCCGCCCCACCAGTCTTAGTCCACGTCACGGCCTCACTCGCCGTCAACGTAATCGAGAACACCGCATTCTCGTCAACCGTCTGCGCCGCATCTGTCAGGATCGTCGGTGCCGTATCATCGACGTCCAGCACCACAATCATAAACGCCTGCACCACAGGTGCAATGCCATTCGTCGCCGTCACCGTAATCGGGTGCAAAAAGTCTGTCTCAAAATCCAGCGCCGCATTCACCCTAAGCTCATTCCCGACGATAGCGAACTTCGCATCCGTATCCTCAGTTAGCGAATAGGTGTAGACGCCACTTCCCTCTATGACTGAGAAGGTACCCACAACGGTCCCAACTGTCGCACTTTCGGATACCTGACTCGAACTCAACAATAGCTGCGCCGGGGGCGTGCTCGTATACGCGCCTAAAGATGGGATATAGCCCAACTTACCAAAGGACCAACCCAACCAACCTATCACCACCCTACTCCCTAGGCGCGTCTTAGGCGGACCTAACCGAGATCTTATGCCCCGGCGACACCCCAAAATACTCCGTGACCCCCGCCGCAATCGGGAGATCCGTCACCGCAGCCACCGGGGCGAGGCCGACCGCAACGAACCCATTCGTATCAGACTGCACCCGAATGATCCTAGTCGCCGTATTGAAAGCGGCGCTTAGCCCTGGCGTCGCCGAGAAGGTAAGGCTCTGCGACGCAACGGGCGGCAACTGCACCACGCCCGCCTTCTGCCCACTTCCACTCGCGAGCCCAACGAATTCGACCACACTTACGAGAGCCATCCTCTGATCTCCGTTCGCTTCAGTGTGGAAAGGGGCGCTGTACCCACAAGCACAACGCCCCCTACACCCTACGAAACCGTCGCCGAGAAGGGCGTCGCAGGCGCAAGGCCCGACAACATCCCCCTTACGTGCCAAATCCCGGCAGCGACGTCCTTCACCACCAACCACTCTCCAAGCGACACCGACCCGGTGTTCGTCCTATCAAGCGTGATCGTATCGCCAGTCGCTCCCGGGACGAACCCGAACATATTCACCGTCGCCAGATTCGAATCAAGGCACATCACAACTCCGCGAAACACATCCGTGGCATTCTGCACCTTGATTATGTGCGAGTTCGTCGTAGCCAACACGGTTATGATGAACTCATACTCATCACCATAACCGATGGCCGGCGGCAGCGTCACCACCGACCCCGCAAGCGTATCCAACGCCACCACCTTAAAGCGGTCGGTGGCGCGACTTAGCGTCCTAGTCGCCCCGGCGGGCAGGATACCCGGCCTCTGCTTGAGCCACATCATTTACAGGACTCCTTATGGCAAGTTCGAGGCAACTACGCGCCAACCCAAGTTCGCCGTAGGCGACCCCGTACACACTACCATCACCCAACCTCCCGAAACTGCAACCGTAATCGCAGTCGCAAAGGCCGCATCCGTACTCGTCTTCAGAGTGATAATGCCACCCGCACCTACGTTGTAGATCCAGAAGGTGAGTCCCTTCGTCTCAGCACTCGACGCCGGCATCAGGACGTCGACCGCACCCGCCGGCGTCATGATGACCACGGGGGGCATCTTCGCCGACAGCACATAGTCGTTCGCCGGAACCAGCTCGCACACACCCAGCTTAAAGCCGCCCGCATGATACGCACCAACGGACCTAGAGTCGTTCTCGTTAACTCTGCTCATCTCCAATCCTCCTTACGTTGACGAGATGTTGCCGAGGTAGGCATTGGTCAGCCCACCGTAGTCGACCATCAAGCCCGCGTCGGACTGGATGAACCCTCTCCGCACGTCTTCATCCTTCGCTTGGACGTCGTCCTTCGGATTGCCATCCGGGCGGCCCTTCTGCTTCGTATACTTAACCGCATCGAAGTCCAGGATGAACATCGACTTCTTATACAGCCCGTGCCGCGACAGCAGTGGGTGCGACTTCAGCATCAGGGTACCATTCGGCAACCGGAACTTAGTGAAGTCCATCCCATAGTTCTCGACCGTCCCACTTACGTTGTAGACGACCTCATTCGCGAAGATCTTCGACAGCTCAATAAGGGCTTGGTTGCCAGCGAAGCCCGCCCGCTGATCGCCCGCCCCCGTGTCGAACTCGAACACAGGCGCAATCGCGTCTAGGAACGACGATGGCGTCACCGGACTTCCAAAGACGGTCACGTTCGTCGAGGGGATGAACTCCCGCAGGCCGCCCATGAAGCGCTTCGGCTTCCCATTGTCGCCCGTCGTCTCGGCCTTACGGCCGAACATAATCGTCCACTCAATGTCGGACGCATGCTTAAAGGACTTGCGTCGCTTATCTTCCTGATACCCATTGTTGGTGCGGGTGTTCGTGTTATCGGCCGTCCCAGTCAGCTCATAAGTGTCCTTGAAGATCTGAATATAATTGTTGTTCTTGATTGGGTTACGGCTGACAGCGGTCGGGACGCCCGTACCTTCCGCGTAGGCCGAGCTAATCAGCGTCAACCACACATCGTTCGCAATCGACGCCGCCGTCGTCCCGCCCGCACCTCTTCGGACGGTGAACTGCGTATCCGAGATAACGCTATCCACCTCAAGCAACTCATGATTGAAGGTGGCGTTATCCGCGGTCGGCTCTACCAGCAGGATGTCACCCGCCTTAAGGTGCGTCGCGGTGCCGAGGTTGGCCCCCATCGTACTAATTCCGGGGTCCGACGAATCCACAGTCACCGTCGTATCCGCCGCCGCAAGGGCACCCGCCACCTGCATACGAATAAGCACATTCCCCTCGCACCACCAACTATACTCGGGGTCATCAACCGTCTTCGAGCCCGCCTTCGACGTGAGGGCGAAGATGGGCGCGGTACCATTCGGATTAAAACGTAAAATGCCCTCGCGGAAGTTCTTAGGGCGCTCATCAGTGCCCCAATCACCTGACCCGCGCAGTCCAGCGACTCCAGCCATCTCTCTAATTCCTTATTCTGACAGAGACCCCATATATTGGAAGGGGTTCTCCTGAACTTGCTGCGATTGCACGACTTGCCCGGGATTAGCCGGCGCAAACCCTGCCGGTGACTGAGCCCTGACTCCATTGCCCCTCACAGGACCAGGTTGCGAAGCCTGCGGCGCCCTCTGCATCGTCGTCGGCTGAGCCCCGATCGCCGTCAGAACCAGCGGACCGAGCTGTTCGATCATCTGATCCAGGGTGGCTTCGGGGAACATCTTCCGATAACGAATACCAAGCTGATTAACAACTTCGCCGTGCTTCGTCTGGTCGATACCCGGCCACGCTTGGTAGAAGCGTGATGCATTCTCCTGATGCTTCTGCGTTTGCTGCTGCTGGCGCTGGAGCATCTGCGGGAGAATGTTGCCGAGCTGGGCAAGGAACTGCGTTTGGGAGAACAAAGCCGCTTTCGCAAGCAGCTTCGGCATACTCCCAGCAAAGTCAGTCTCAAGCGCCTCAATCTCTGCCGGCCCTAGGGCGAATACCTTCGCCAAACTCTCGAGGGCCGCAGCTTCATGCTCCACTAGCCCACGGGCTAGCGAATGCGGATCAGCCGGATCATACTGAGGCGTTTGCCCACCCTGCTGAACGGGGGGCGCTGCCGGCTGTTCCGCCACCTTCTGCGCAACTTCCACAGGCGGCGTCGGCGGCACCGGAGCGGCTGGAGCGGCTTCGGGAGGCTTCGGCTGCTTGCTTTGTTGCGGGGCGGTTTCGAGGGCAACACCCGGGTCGACGCTGCGGCCCGAAGTATCGCCAAAAATATCCCTAATAAAGTCGAACGAATCCCCACCCGCACCAGGGGTGCCGCCTGCGTCGGCCTCGGTGGACCCACTACCGGGAGCCCTGTCGGGAGGTGACGCGGGTCCGCGCGACGCAGGCGACTCCGGGGCAACGCTAGGCGCACTCGAGGCGCCAGCGCCGCTATCCGAACTAGAAGGGGGTGAAGGCGAGGGTGCGGCCGCTCCGACTTCGTCGGGGGGACTCCAAAGCGGTTGCGGCCTTCCAAATAACCTATTATGCATCGCCTTCACCTTCCGAGTTGGGTTTAGCTTCTGCGATTGCCTGCACTATAACAGAGGGTAGATCGCGGCTCAAACAAAATGCGTACATTGCCCCTTTTAGGAACTCCGACTTCACCATCCCATCCATACTTCCCGACGGCTCCAACATTTGCTGGCCCAACTCGGCGATACGCTTCCCAAGCACCTCCCCTAAATAGATACGAAAGTCCCCATTCAACAGGAGGCGGCGCATCGCATCTATAAGAAGCATATCCTCCCGCTGGGCCTTATTGGCCTCTCTTACCATATCCTCATAGGCTTCAGGTATCGCCGCCTCGAATTTCATCCTAAGCCCCCATCGCGTTCAGGCCAGTCTCAGTCGAGGCGGCGGAGCCCGGCCCAACGCCATTCAAGTTACGCTGCGCCCCCGGAGCGCCAATCGGAACCACATTTCCAGCGGCGGCTTGCCCCGCGAGCTGCTGATCGGGCATCACCTGCACCTTAAATTGGTGGATATTCTTAAGGCCGCTCAGCGAAGCCGCCCACGCAAAGATCTTCCCCCAATCATAGCCCGTCTGCACCTGCACGGGCATATTCCGCACCGAGGCCATTATCTCTTTCCAGAGGTTCGCTTGCGACATTCGATCGACGGGCAGCAACCCATCAACTGGCACGAAGTCGAACGAGCCCGCAATCAACTCCGGACTTACATTCAGAAAGCGCTCTCCTGCATCAAGCGCGAGGTCGCCTACGCGCCGCAACTTTCCTTCGACGTCGTAGAACTGTTGCGAGTTCTGTACCAGCTTCTGCGAATGCTGCGAAAACGACATCGCCGACATATACTCAGCGACCGTCTTCATGCGGTTGACGCCGAAGGTGGTCGTGGTCCGCACTTCGGTAGCTGTTTTGCGGCCGCCACCCGAGTTAAGCGATCCCATAATCTGATCGTTAATGCCGAGGGTGCGTTCGCCGATGCCCATCATCGTCTGGAAGTCATTTATGTTCGATCGCGTGACGTCCGTAACCGGCACTTGGGTGAACATCTTTGAGATGTCAGTCCCATACGCTTCAGGGCGCAGCCGCCAAAGGAACCCTGGCCCCGAGTTTTGGACATCTTTGATGACCAGTTTCGAAGGATCGACAATGAACTGGTTATTGAGGCTAGCTCGGACGTTATAGAAGTGGGTATTGATAAGCCAGTCGACGGTGTTCTGCACCCCCGACATGATCTCGGGTACCCCTCGCGTATAGGCACCGTAGCCCTCCACTTCGCATTCCAGCACATTGAAGGGGAACTTACAATGCACATTGCCCAGCGGCGTAATCCCAATAATAATGTCAAGGTCTTCCGTAATGGTAAAGACCCACTTTTGGGGATACTTCAACCCAGCACCTAGGCGCCATTCGGCAGGGATTAGGTCGACATGAACCTCATAGAAGGTACCGCCTTCTGCATGCTTCGTCTTCTCCTCGTAATACTCAGAGGCGCTTAGGTCAAATTGGGGGCGCTTTAGCTGGGAGCTGCCCTCACTAGAGCCCTTATCAGTTAGATGGTCCTTCAGATATTGAATATTATCATTATAGTAGCCGTCGCGAGAGCGCCTTACGATCTCGTTCCAACTCATTCGCACCCGCCTAACGCAAAACTCACCCTTCTGGAAGTCCTTCAAACTTACGCGGGGGTCGTGCATGAAGTCCCACGGACTTACATTAAAGATGCGGTTGCCTTCGTAGCCGGGCAGCTCCTTCGTCGTCTGCCAAAGCGACACCGCCCCCGTCTCATCCGGCATCTCAATCAACTGGCCGTATTGAAGCGTCTCCTTGCACCAATACTCACCCGTCACTCCATGGCCGTACTTACCTGCATCATAGAGCCAGATGTAGTAGGGGCCCAAGGCGGCGCCTACGTCAATCTGGTAGCCGATCAGCGCCTCCAGCGCTTGCACTTGCATTTCACCCTCGCCGTGCCTCCCAATGAACTGATGCACGGGGTTGCGGGCGAAAAAGACTGAGGTGAGGTAGGTATGCATACTCATCATCATCGCATAAGTGTATGGGATCATGATCGTCGTATAACGGGGCGTGCCTGAGCTACGCGAATTCCGTCGCGCTCCATCCTCGGCGGTCTCATGCACATAGGCGAGCGTGCGCTCCTCGGCATCTATCCAGCGGTCGTGCTGATCCGAGTGGCCCTTCTCCGCGAGCTTAACTCGCGCCTGCAACCTCTCCTTTAGGAACGTATGGAGGGTCGAATCCTTAGGCGCCTTAAGGGTGGGCATTATGGGCAACTCCTGATGTCGGGCAAATCCTCGACCGCCCCCATGTATTGCACCTGGCCCTTCGCATCCAACTGGAGGAAGGGATTATACAACTCCTGCAACGCGAGTGCGCTCGCATCCAAATCATCGTCAAGGCCGCCGTAAGTAGGGCCGTAGGACTGAAATTGCATATTAAAGATCGAGTGGTCTCCGCCGATCCAGAGGCGGCCCTGCGAAGCCAGCGACCCTATCGTCGAGGTGATACGGGCGAACTTCTGCATTCCATCAGCAACGGGCACCACCTGATAATAGATGCCAGTCTTTTTCATCTCCTGCTCTAATATCCACTTAAGCGCCCGCTGATAGGCGACCGCATCTATTACGATTCGCATAACCCTCCACTGACGCGCAAGACGGAAAGCGGTGGCCACCGTCCAACTCGGATCGTGGCCACGACTACGATCAAAGTCGCAGAGGTGGTATTCGTCGCCCTTCCGCGCCCAGACATAATGCGCCTCATAATCTTTCCGCTGAAGGCCTCTCTCCTGGGCCTTTTCTGAAGGCGGAGGAACTGGGTCGATAGCGAGGATCGCGGGATAACCGCGCGGAGCGGGCACATCTGGGCTGCGGATGTTCAGCCAATTCGCCCTGAACTGCGCGGTCTCCCGCGAGATAAGGCGGCACTCCATCTCTCTAGTAAAGGTGGAGAGCTTGTTATCATTCGTGTAGTCGGACTTTTGCTTCCGCAACTCGCCAGTGGAGAAGCGCTCGGGCCACGACGAAACCTGTTGGCTGGTCGGGAGATCCATCGTCTCCCGCGTCCAGCACGGAAACACGACCGACGTCCATTGCTGCGACTTCAGCGCCTTCTGCGAAATGTCATCCTCATGCTGCGGCGTGATGAGCATAATCATCTTCGCATTAGGCTCATCCGATACCGGAGTTAGGGAGTTGCGGACCGCCCCCAGGATAAGCTCCTCCAGCTTCTCCCTCTGAGAGGCGTTGGCGGCCGTCTCGTCGTTCTGAGGATCGTCCACAATAATGAGGTCAGGCCGATAATCGTCAATATTAAGGCCCCGAAGGCTGCCAGTAACGCCAGAGGCAAGAACCCTAATAGTATGCCCAAACAACTTATGCTCAATCTCAATCTGGGTCTCTTCCCACTTTTGCCCCCGCGCAAGTCCAAAAGTTTCCCTCCATTTGTGGTTGCGGTCGACCCGGTTGCGAATCCAGTTAACCGACTCAATCGCCTTTCCCTCAGAGACGCCAATATAGAGGATGGTCCGCGAGATCCCGAATGCAATGCGCTTCGACGCAAAGATGCGGGCCCTCGACGTTTTGGAGCTGCCTCGAAACGCAATCACGTTGACGAGGCGCTTCGTTGGGTCCTCCATAGGCTCCCACATTGCGCGAGCGAACGCCGGCGACTGCTGCCTGAAGGTCTGCGGAAAGAACGTATGGGCATACAGCTCGGTATCGACGGCGCAGAGCTTGACGAGTTCGTCGCGCGAGATGTGGATCGTACCTCCGCCGGCATTCACCTGTGAGGCGCCAGAAGGTGCGGTGCCCGCATCGCCGCCGCCTTGACGGCTCTTCATGCCCTCCATAGAAGCACCTTCATCCCCGCCGAAGGCTCAAGCACCTCTTCAATCGAGCGACACAAATCTATGTCCTCAGGAAACCCTATAGAAGGGTCGTAGGAGCGCACGACTTCGACGCAAATCACATCCTCAATGCCGCCTAGCTCCCGCACTACGGGCTCGTAGAGGCGCCTCAACTGCCACCAGGCGGCGTGCGTATGCTGGCTCTTTATCTCGAACACATAGGCGAGTTCACCTCTTAGAAGCATCCCATCGGGGATGACGCGCCTGACGTTGCCCCCCGCGAGGAGCGTAAGGACGGGCGCTTCGATGTAGTCTGGTATTTGCTGCCTCAGATAGAGTTGCGCCTTTGCTTCGTAGCGGAGGCCCGCCCGCTGCGCTAGGGTGAGGCCGCCGCCCGATGCGGCACCGGAGGGCTTCCACGAGACGCGCTCAATCGGCCCACGGAGCGCCTGAAAGTGCGCCGGCGGCGGAATGCTGGCGCGTGCCCTAGGGCTCGGATTTAGGGATGGAATTGGCATCTTCTGGGACTTCCTCCGAGGGTAGGTCGATTAGGACGCCTTCATCGAGCAGCGATTCGATGTCGGGCGGCACCTCTGCCGCGGGCAGGGCGCTCGCAATCTTCCGCTGCTCTACAGCACGCAGGGTCGAACGCGCCTCTTCCAGCAGGGTAATCGTTACGCTGCCGCCCGGCGCACTTACCTGATTCGTGTTATTCACCACGACCGAAGGGCCTACCTGGGGGCCGAATCCGAGGCGGTCGAGGCCGGTCTCGATGATGTCGCGGGCAATCGCAAGAGGGATCTGGTCGCCCTTCTTCTTCAGTTGCGCGTCCGCTGCATCGAGGGCCCGGATGGTCACTCCGGTCAGCTTCTCGCGCAGAATATCTTCGTTACGCTGGCGCCAAGCTTGCTTGCGCTGGGCCTCGTATTCGCGGTAGAGGTCGGTATTCGCGATAGCGCTTATGGTGTTTTCGCCCTTCCCGAGGTGGGCGGCGATCTCGCGATTCGTGCAGCCCGGATTGGCGAGGCGGTAATCGGCGATAGAAGCGTACCACCAGCGCCACCTCCCGCGGTAGTGGCCAGTGCCGCCCTTCGTCTGCTGGAGGGCTGGCTCAGCTGGAATTGCGTTCGGGTTCATTTAGCGTCTCCCCGAACTCATACGTGCGCTCAGCGGGGGGCGCTTTAGAAAGCCGTAACTCGCCTCAGCCTCGCCAGGAGGGCGCGGCTTGCGGGGCTTTTTCGCGGGGCGGGGCTTCGGTGGCGACCCTCTCGGCGGGCGTGTTTTCATGTCCCGAGGTTAGCGCGGCGGGGGGCGGCGCGCAATGGTAATCGGCACACTGCCCCTTTGGAGGGGATTGATTGTCCGGGCCGCTGGCGCGTTTTGCGGCCGGGTGATAGCGGGGCAGCGCGGGCCCTGGGCCGCTGCACGGGCGGGCTGTTTCTGTGCGGGGGCGGGGCCATCGCGCTGGTGGTCGGGGGGCGGTGTTTGGGGGGTGCTGCGGTGCTGCTGTGCGAAAGGGGCGTTGTGTTTGCGACTTCGCGCGGGCCCCGAATGGCAGACCCCGGGGGTGGGCAACACAACTCAGGGTGGGGGTATGGCCTCCCCCTCTACTAGAGGTAGTGCTAGCCATGCACCCCGAGCATAGCATGCGTCCAGCGCATAGCTGCGTCCCGCGCATGCCTGGCATGTGAAGATGCATGGCGATTGTTCTAGACTCCATAAGCGCGCTGGCTTATGGTGTTCATGCGGCCGGGCAATGGTGCCGAGGCCGCAAGGGGCAGAGCCCCAAGGGAGCCTTAAGCTATGAATACCCAAGTCGAAAAGGTAGAGCGCGTCGCCAAGCACGAACTGCTCGACAGCGCAGGCACGGTCACCGAGCGTTTCGAAGACGCAGTTGCGATCCGCTACACGGATATCGCATCGGGTGATGTGATCGACTTCGAGCCGAAAGGCGAAGCGCAGCGCATGCTGGCTCTGTTCGGGGCGCGCACGCTGGCGACCAACGAGGCGAGCGCATCGCGCCAGAAGGACGGCACCTCTGCCGACCAGATGGACGCAATCCGCGAGCGGTTCGCGGGCATGAGCGGCGATGAGCCCAAGTGGGTCGATCGCACCCGCGAGGGCGGCCCACGCATCGACCAGCCCACGCTGGCCGAGTCGGTCGTCGACCAAATGGTCATCGACGGGAAGTGGACCGAAGATGAGCGCGCGACCAAAGTCGCGAAGATGCTGGAGACGATGAAGGCGGATGCGAAGAAGGTCACCGTCCTTCGCTCGCTGCCTGGTGTCGAGGCGCACTACAAGCGGCGCAAGGGCGGCAAAGCGGCCAGCGCCGCCGACATCGCCGCGCTCGTGGCGTAACGCAAACCGGCGGGGCAGCGATGCCCCGCCTTCCCTGCCACCGAAAGGACTTTCAACATGGCAATCAAGTTCTCAATTAAGCTGTTCCGCTCCCCCGATCGAATCCCCAAAGTGCTCGACTTTGAGGGAACCAAACTCGAAGGCCAGCGCGAACTAGCGATATTCGGCCTCCGCACCCTCACCCAGAACACGGCGTCCATGCTGCGCCAGCGCGGCCTCACCGAGGCCGAGATCGAAACCGAGCTTCGCGCTTTCGTCGCCAAGCGTCTCTCCTAAGAGGCGGAGCGCCCTACGGGGCGCTTTCGCATTCC